TGATAGTAAGCCAGAAGCGGAACAAGGGCGATAGCTGAGCTCCGTGAGACCCCAGCAAAACAATGAATAATCAGATTGCCTAGGGGTTCATTCGCATTCTCCTCTGGCATCCACTTTTCCGTAAAACTACGAACCGTCCTAATATCATCAGCTGTGGCGATTCCAGGGCCTTCCGTCAGATCGTAGAACGCTAGATTTAATCGTTCACCGTTGTAGTTAGGTCTAGGAATCTCAATCTCATCGGCTTCCCGAATGCTGATCGCAAACGGATAATTGTTGAGATCCATGTGTTCGAACTCCCAACGATTAACAATTTTAATCGGTGCTTCAGTCATACTAATTGTGTAAATCCATTTGAGGTTTTGCTTTACACAAACTCATTTGTGTCAGCCTAACTTAATACAAGCCCGATCTAGGACTTGAACCCAGTACAATCGGTTACAAAGCGATCGCTTTACCAGTTAAGCTAATCGGACGGAAAAGGAGCCTCCCTACCTAGGCAGCACCCAGTTACGGATAAGCTTCAGTAGAGAGGCTTCAAACTTTGCTGGTTTCCAGCCCTCGCGGGTGATGATGGGTTGCCAGCTCCCACGACCGTCTACGACGATCACTGGTCCTCAGTTGGACATAAAATCATCGACGATCCCCGTCCGCAATTGGACATATCTAGATGTGGGTGTCAACACAATGACCAATCAATCTCTGGGAGGGCCTTGCGCAATTGAGCAAAGCCACCCCACGTTTTGAATGCGTTGTTCGCTTCGACTAACAGTTCTCCACTAGGTCTAGGCCATCCAATGTTGACCCCCTTAAATAACAGGGTGACGATGCCTCCCGAGATCCCACCACGCTTAGGATCAGAATTAACTTGGAGGTTATCTGCGAGCATCATCGATCCTTCTCCAATCTGATTCGATGGCCCAACGTCTGCGTAGATCGCGAACGAACTGTCTCCGGTCGATGGTCGAAACACCATAGCCAGATCGCCCAGTTTGGCTCCTAGAGAAGGTCTACCAGGCAACACAATGAATGGCACCGTTTCAGAGTCAACATACCGCGCTGGGTCTTGGGTGTATCTATTGGGATCTTGTAATGAGGTTGTAGAAATGTAATAGCCTGGATATGGACAGTCTTCTCCCTGAACAACAGGCTTACCATCGGACCTACCATTGTCAGTAACAATGCCCCACCAGTTCCCAGGATGGCCAGCGTTAGCTAAATAGTCTAGACCTAAGCCATTAGAACCATAAGCATGCGGCGAACCATCCGCATCGATCTCTAGACCAGATTCCCAGAATAAAACGTCTGGTTTGTCTCCACAACAATAGATCGGAGTCGAGCCTACATTGAGCGCAATTTGTCTGTTAAGCCCCCCAGTAACTCCTAGGGCTGGAGGGCTAACTATTTTGGGGACTTGTTAACCGGTAGCGCTTTAGGCGCGTGCGCGTCGTCAGGATGACTGCGAAAATCGGATGTGGCAACGCGTTTACGTTTTTCGTAACTGCGCGCAGCTGTTAACCCAAATAACCCCGCGACTAACCATGTAAGCGTTGTGTTATCCAGTTCTGGCGGGACGCTAGTCCACTGGAATACGGCATTCCCCCAGCGAATGAAGGGATAACCAAGAAAATTATAGATCAACCCTAAAACACACACCCACATTGCCGCAGGGCGTGCACCGGCCACGAAAATGTTAGTCGAGGATGCTTGGACTTTGTTGGCGTCGATCTGCGCTTTGAGCAGTTCAATCTCAGCCATTTTTTCCTGCTGGGCGTAGTCGTAGACTTTTTGCGCGAGCGCTCTGGCATCCGCTTCTGCTTTCGCCTGGGCCTTGAGCCTCTCCGTGGCATCGGCAACAAACATGCCAACGCCGCTCTTGAGAGCCTCAAACATTGTTCCGAAACCTGTTAGATCTAGAGCCATGCAAATGGCGCTAGTGTCAATCTCGCTTGCGTTGGAGTTTGCTGTGAATTATCAGAGCTAGGTTAATCGCCGATAGAACAGCAACGAAAAAACCAGCGACTTTTGCCCCAGTGCCAAACCAAGAGTCAATGGCCTCGTGTGCTGGCGAGAGAATAGCCACAGTGCTACCAGCAATGCCAACGACAGTATTAGCAACTACGTTGTGCACGTACTGTCGCCAGCTTTCGTGGATTTGATGGAGCGCTGCTAACCACATATTAACCGTTCTTCACGAGTTCAAAAGGCCCCATATCACGTGGCTGGATAAACCCAATTCTGCCGTCTGGGTCGAGTAGTTTGGCAAAAACAACTGGTCCGTTACCTAGTGGGGGTTCAAAAACATGAGTTACAAACTCTAGGAATTCATAAATACCCCCAGTATATATCTGCCTGATCTTATCCCCTGGCTTGAGTTTTAGTGCTTCGTCTTTAGTCATGGCTCAATTATTATCTATTGCTACAAAGCTCCTATCGTTCCCGAACTGCCTGTTGGGTGGATTACAACTGCCTAAAAACCCTCCATTGGACAGACCTTTAATATAGCCACCGTTAATGGCAAAGACATCCCAAGACCTGTTAGCATTTGACCAGACTGGTTCACCTGAATTCCCTATAATTAGGTTTCCACCATCACTGGCAATTACCCCATGGTTATTAAACTGACACACTGCATGTTGTAGCCAGACATCTGAGGACTGACACAGGAGACCATTACCGTTCCCTTTAAGGAAGACGATGGCTAATCCCGAGTAATAATTGCCTGCACCGGCTTGCCCATTTGATTGTTGTAGATACAATCCACTATCTCTATTTCCGTTGCACCAAATATATCCAGAATTTGTATAAGAAGCTCCATCATCTGATAATAGCCCATCGGAGCAATCATATGTACACACAAAACCATTATCAAAATGGGCATATCTACAAACTATTCCTCGACTGAAGTTACTCACAATTAGATCAGAAAAGAATGCTCTTCCGTACGTGAAAATACCATGACTTCTAAAAACTGGTTCATCATTCGAAGCGAGGTTTGGTGACCAGTTACCCTGAATGGACATATATGCTAAATGGCCTATACCATTGGGAAGAAATAACCCACTATCTGGACAATCTATTTTTGTTTTGTAGTAATAAATATAGGAGGCATCTAGATTATATTCATTCCACCACTCCTCAACACCCCATAAAGACCGGGATACCCTGACATAGGGAGCCTCTATATGTCTGATTGTATGTCCGCCTGGGTGAATATTCCACTCACCACTATCCCCCTGGATGATAACACTCATCCCAACTGCGAGATCTTTGACCGAATCAACCTTTAAGATTAGATCATAACCGTCCTCTTTTATGTGCGTGAATTTGGTCCGCTGCCTATTACTAGCCCCCACAATCCTAACCTGTTGAGCTTGAGGATGATCAAATTTAATTGTGTCTTCGATTTTGTGTACTCCATCCACCAACATAACTGTGACAGTGACACCAGCGGAAATACTCTCACCACTCAGGTATTCTAGTGCTTTTGCTAACGTTGGAAACCTAGGCCAGATGTCGCCGTAGACAGGATCAACATATAACGTTATGTCCTCCATGATGAATGGCGTCGTACTGTACCATCTGCCATTACCAGCGAGGTAAGATCTTGCCTGTCCATTGAGCTTAGGGATACCTCCTGGTGTAGTTATGGTAGCCAATGGTACGTGCCCCCACTGAGGAGGGTTGTTCCCGACTAGAACAAGCGTAGGATCATCCGGCCCAACAGGCACAAGCCCAGTCCGTGCAGAGGTAACAGTTGGGATCGGGTCAACGTCATCGCCTAGGTGCGTTCCTGCATGGAGTGGGACGGTTTGGTTAACATTTAGCTCGACTGTGACTTTCTCACTGTTCTCAAACCTAATGCCAAAAACATACTGATCAACAACCTTCGAGCCTCCAACCAAAATGTCCGGATTACTGGAATAAGCGTATGCAAATAGAAATTCTTCTCCATCGTCCAACCTCGCAAAAATACCTAACTCAGACCACTTAAACGTTTTGATGACATCAGAGCCTTTGATCGTAAATGCGATCGTGGTCTGGTACGGGACTAAAGTGTTAGCCGAGTTTATGTCGTTGTATTGAACTCCGTCGACTAGTTCTGTGAACGTCTGGATGTCCGTGGAAGACTCGACAGCCCCTTTCCCCATCTGGACTCTGGTCAGAACGATGGAAGACTCGCCAGCGTTCAGTTTGGCGATAGCATTACGCCCTAAATTCGTTATACAGCTTCTATCAAATTTTTCCATCTATTGTATCCACGTCACTAAATTTCTCGATCGACCTACAGCTAATCCTACGTAGATTGGACGGTCGATTGTCGTCAGTCGCTCAATCCCATCGAAAAACGAACGCACGTTTTTCAATTCCATAACCAAACTGATCAGCCTCTTAACCTGTTCGTTGTCAAACTGAGCATCGTCTATGATCACTTTGAAATGATACGGAGTACCCGGAACCGGCTCATAATCGAACCACTCAACGCATTTGGCGTGACTGAATACCAAGCTCACAACCTCATCGATGACCGATGGTGTCCCCAATCGCATCAACCATTGGATAGAGTTGCGGATCATTGTTTCCCTAGTCGCCCTGGGTAACGTCGAGTCGTAACCAAACACTCTGTATTCCAGCGCTAGATAGTCCAGGACTTGATCTGAGACATTCGAAAGGTTGCCTCTGATTTTGAGGTTCTCTAACTGAGAAAACAAATCCCGTAGCTGTGGCTCAATCGCTTTAGAAGCAAACTTGACGCTCGGGTAATCCTTGATCCCCGGCGTCAGTAGCTCATTGAAATCGGCTGTGTAGACGTCTTCCATGGCTCTTACGGATCAACCAACCCGCCGTAATTGATCCTAACCTCTGTTGGTATCGCAACCGAATTAACGGCAACGGTAGTCTGCTTAGGGCTTTTAACGTTGACTCTGAGAGCCCCAGCATTACGAACTCGTGCGATTAGATCCGTAACGTTAATATCAACCCCGAGTTGAATCCTTGTATCATCCACGAAATCAGTCACGGCTTGTGCAACGGTGCTTCGAATCGACTCAGCCGAAACGCTGTTGGCTTTATCAATGTAAAATGTTAGATCGATTGTGTAGTTTACGACAGCAGGCGCTTCGACAATAACTTTGTCAGCTATCGGTTTCAGATCCCGACGGGTCACAATCGCATATACATCATCCAAAACTGCCTGTGTTGGCAGCTTCCCACCCACCATGAGAGGATTAATCATCACTGTCCCCGCGTCATCCTTATTACCTGTGTGCTCCTCCCTGTTCCAAACCGCCACATCGACAATCCCAGGGTTAGCCGTCATAGCTAGAAGCTTGTAACGATCCGCTGGGCCGCACACAGCCACGTTCATCGGTAGCAGATACCCTCGATCCCGAAACGCCTGGTCAGTCTCTCTATCCGCCCCTCCGCCTGATTCTGTGGTGTTCGTGGCGCTGACCGCAAACGACACGTCCCAGTTCTGGATGTGCGTAACCTGCCCAGGTGTATAACCATTGTGCGCTGTACCTGGCTCTATGGCGGTCGCAGTTACAGTGATGGACGTTTGGCCGGATGGAATCACAGCCTCCGCATCTGTCGCAAATGCAATTTTATCGCTAGCCCCGACCTGAGTGCCGGCAGGTACAACAACAGCTGAGGACATTACAGCGGGAATACTGAATTTCAGAGTCGTTTTGGCGCTGGCTGCTTCTAGCCGCTTACCAGGCGGTCCCCAGTACGCCAGAAGGTTATCGAGCGCCACACCATCAGCATATTTAACTAGCTCCTGTCTAGCGGTGCGGTTCTGGATAACCCGTTCCTGAATTATCCTGGCCGCGAGAGACAGTAGAAACAGTCTCCGAGGGTCTCCATGTGCCAAGGACACCGGCTGTCCAGCCTCTCTAGCCGCTGCCTCAAACCCCGAGATAATCCCCGCCTCGATGGCTCTAGGGTCCGTCTCAACGAAATTGATGTCTGGGGAATTATCAAATGGAGAGGACATTAGGCAGTTAAAACGTTGAGTTTGACGGTTGCGATTAGACCACCATCCATAGCATTCGTGATGTCAAACTTGATGTCCTCAAGCTGCACACGTGGCTCGTATTCAGTCAGGGCGACCATCGCTGCTGAGATGAGTTGGTTGACGACGAGGTTCATGGGTCGGTCGATATAGCTCATGTC